GAACAATCCGCTCTTGATCTTTTTTAGCTGTTTTATGGCCGTGGTCATAAATAATTATGATCTATTGCAATATTTCGCAGGTCATATATATTTATGACCTGATTTAGTGGTAATAAATAATTATGACCGGAGAACGCTATGAATGAACAAGAAAAATTCTATTTTGTGAAGGACGGGAAAAAAACTTCTGCCTCTCTTCATCGGGCAATTTTTGAACTGTTTTGCGCTAGTCGTGATTATTTCCTGGGGCGAAGCAAAAGCAACATTGATCGGACAAAAGGAAGGGCGGCAATTTATGATATTTTGAAAAAGGGTAGTTGGGAATTTTTTACCTCTAGTCAATTGGTATGGGAAATTTGTAGGCAGATTGAAAATGCCAACAAGTCCCGTCTAACTCTTTCGCCTGACAAATTCGCATTACGGATGCAGGTAGACGGATAACGTCCAAAATTTAATGACATTGTCCTTGTCAAAATTAAAATTATAGAACTAGTATGTTTAACAAAGGATAACGGTTCTCAAATGGATAATAATAAATGATTGATTGGTTGGAGCTACGAATTCCGTTCAAGCCAGATTCATATAACGGGTTTGTCAGCTTAATAAAATATCAGCTCAGTGAAGAAATTAGACTCTGCTCTTCCGACATTTTGTGCGGAAACGAGATAGGGTCATTCCTACCGCAAAATTTAATACATAACTTCGAATCTGTTAAAAGCTCATTTTCTGGATTGGCTTTTAAAATTAATCCTGACGGATTGGGAGAATACAAAGAACCCCATATAATCTTGAAAGGTTCCCCCGCCAAAATTTTACAGGGTCATAATATTTATGGTTCTCTAGATTTTGATTTGTGTTTTTTCGAATTTATGTACGTGCTCAATTCCAGGTATCCAAAAATATTTGAAGATTTAGATATTAACTGCACAGAATTAAGGGAGATAGATATAACCTTTTCGGCGAAATTGGACAACGACCAAACCGCCACAACTGTTCTCGAATCTATCGGCAATATCCAAGCAAACCAAACAAAAGCTACCGGCGTGTATCGTGGTACTTCTGTATATTTCTCACCTCAGTCTACTTATGTTAGGAACAAAGTTTATCTGAAAAATCCCGAAGTATTACACCAAATTGCAGAGGCGGAAAGAGCGTTAAAAAAACGCCCCGTTGAACATGAAAAAAACAGACTAAATAAACTCATAAAATCTATGAAAGAAAACATCGAATTTACGAAGGGTTTACTTCGGTTCGAATCACGCTTTAAAGCAAGAAAATTAGAAAAGTTGGGAATCCCCACACAAGTTGTAAAATTTAAAAAATACGCATTACAGCAACATAAAACTTTTGAAAATTTATTTGAACTTCTATGGGGAGAACAATGGAACCCCATATTGAAAAAATACGAGGGTAAAACCGTGAACATAAATAATGATACTGAGATCACCAACTTAATAAAAACTAAATACATCAAATTTAAAACAGTAAATACTTATTCAACATCGGTGCCTGATTTAGTGGTTAAATCTAAGCGGGTGCCAGTTCTGACTAAAGTTAATCGGCTTACCACCTTTTACCAGCTATTAACTTTGAAAGGCTATAAGGATTTAAAGCAGACTTACCCTAGAACTAGTTTTTGGCGTAATTCAAAAGATTTAGTAGAAGCTGGTATTCCAGAATACCAGTTGCACAACATGTCAGCCAATATGAAAAACGTAGTTCCACTAGTGCGCCTGATTAATGTTGATTTTGCTAAACAACGGCCCGTTGATTACATCGAGCCAAAATCCCAGTACCCATTATTAAGGGCTGTTTAATGTTGAAAATCAAAATTGTAGATGGACACCAACACGTTCAAAGCCGTGAATTTAAAACAGACAATGGAACTCGCGTTTCTTATTGGCAAGATGCCTACATGGAAAACGGCGGCGCCTTTCCTGAGCGCATGAAATTACCCGTTGAAAATGAATCAAGTGCTTTGGCAGTCGGTGCTTATGTTTTGTTAAACACCGCTTTTAAAACTGATAAATATGATGGTTTAGAAGTTGATCGTTTTAATCTGGCTAAGCATTTACAGCTAGAAGAAAAGGTTAAAAAACAAGCCTAACGAGGTTGCCATCAAAACACTAAAATTTAGTATTATCTTGTTTGTGTTGTACTCGCCTCTGGCGTTGTCTGTTTCTAGTGCTGAGAATCAGGTAATTGCCGACGAAACAAACGAGATTTTATTCGCAGGATTTGCCCTCTTGGCTTTTGCCTTGGGGTGGATAGGGGGACACCAAAGATGATCGCAACGGATATCGCGCAAATTTTTGGAATACTCTTAATACCGTGGTGGACTGGGTACGCTGGTTCACTTCTCTACTTAACTTTCAAAAAAACATTGGATGTTTCAACATGAAAAATAAAGTACTCCTAGCGTTAATGGCTTTGATGGCCACCTCTTCAGCTTTTGCAGCTTTACCAACTGCGCTAACTGATGCGATCACAGCAATTGAAGCTGACGGAACGGCCCTTATTTCTGCGGGTTGGCCTGTCTTTGTCGCCATCACTGGCGGTCTTGTCTTAATGAAGCTCGGCAAAAAAGTTATTTCTAGAGCTACCTAGTCTAGTTATTTCCTCTGGGGCTACGGCCCCATTTTTTTTGCGGGCTAATTATGAAAATTTACCTTTCGTTGTTTCTGCTGCTGTTTTGTCAGCAATCTATTGCCGCTACTTGTGATACCTATTTATCCCGTATCTCTGTTTGGGGTGAAAGTTTCTACTTTAGTTGCGCTTCAACAAATAAAGAAACATGTTTTAATGCTACTGGTAAAGCTGACTTAGCAATGCAGGGAGTGATTTGTAGCCATTATTATAATAACTTTGTCAGAAGTTGCTCTATTGATGGGGGTGGAACAGCTTCTACCTCTTCCATAAGTATTTATACGTCACAGTGTGAAGAAGATGAAGTTAATGAAAGGGACTGTAGTGAAAAGGGAACGAACGGGGGAATATTTTTTTCTAACTCTGTTGAACCTATTATTTGCTCTGTTGGTTGTATCGCTAATAATATAGGTTCCAACACTCCCGTTTTTGGTCATGAAACACCACTAACCCCAACTTCAACATATAGATATTCTGGTCAAAACTGTCCTAATCCTAATCCATATCCGCTTGACGATTTTTCAGAAACTGACGAAGATTCAACAAACCCAGATGACGTTTGCACTGTAATCGATGATTATCAAATGTGTCGAGCCCCAGACTTAAACCCAAAAGACGGTGTGCCTGATTTACCTATGGCAGATAATGCCGGTGATAAAAATGGTTGTATGTCAGTAATCCAAATTAGTACCGGAAACTCAACCACAGTTTGTGAAGATCCAAACGAACCTCAAGACCCAGATCTAGTTTGTGGATTTCAAGGGCTTGATTATACCTGCGTTAACAAAGATCAATGCACCTACAAAAACGGGCAAGCAATTTGTATAGACTCTGCCGGTGATTATGTTGGTACTGATAATGCTGACAATCCATTGAACGGCGGGAATTTAGATGGTGATAATTCTAATGATATTGTTTCACCTGGTACTCAAATAGATTCACCCTTATTAAGCACAGGTCAGGTCATTGATAATCAAAATCAAGCCCAAGCCCAAAGTGACGAACTCGCGCCCTATTTAGTCGACATTGCTAACGCTAATCAGGTCAACGGCCAGAAACTAGATGAGGCTAATTTAATTCTAGGTTCTATCGCTTCCGGTATCACTGATTTAGTCAATAAAGAATCGGGGTCAGTGCCCACCGAAAATGCTGATTTAGTATCAACTGATTTTGTAAATGGTAGTGAGTTTGAAAGTATAGATTTCTCTGTTTATGATGGTGACCCAAGCCTATCAACTGGATTCGGCAATACCTTAGATTCAAGCGTTAAATTGGATGGTAGTTTAACAACTGCTTTTAATTCTATTGGTGGCTGTAGTGATTTGAGCATGAATAATGGGAGCTTAGAATTTTTTAAAGTTACCTGCTCGGAAATGTCAGGCATTAAAAATATATTGAGCTGGGTTTTATATATCCTGGTATTAATTCATGCGTTTAGAACTGTAATCAGAACTAAGGAATCATAATGGCTGTTTTCATCGCTGGGCTTCCTGTAGTAGCAACTTTTTTAGGTTCAATTTTTGGGGGGATTCTTGCCTTCTTCGTAAAATTTATGACCAAAAAACTGGCCATATTTTCGGCGGTGTTGGTGGCTATCACTTCTCTCACTTTGGGTTTCATGTTAGTTGTCGAAGGAATCGCGGCGGGTGTCGTTGTTACATTTCCAACTGATCTTGGCAATGCTGCCTTTTTATTACCTGGAAATTTTAAATCTTGCTTGGCTGCTGCTGTGTCTATTTCCGTTGCTCGCTGGGTTTATGATTGGAACGTTAAAATTTGGCAATATAAGCTAAATTTATAGGCTCCCAAAATGGCAAAAATGCACATAGTTACAGGCAAGCTTGGCGGTGGTAAATCCCTTTACTGTATTAAGAAAGCTAAGGACTATTTATGGGAAGGCCGCAAAGTTGCCACTAACTTAGATATTGACCTTTCAAATCTCATGGGCAAGCGTTCAAAATGTAAAACTTTAATGAGATTGCCTGACCATCCAAGCGCCCAAAATATTCGTGATATTGGACAGGCTTATAAGGGTAAATATGACGAATCAAAAACGGGTGCTCTTATCCTGGACGAGTGCGCCGTTTGGCTAAATGCTCGGGATTGGAATGCTCAAGGTCGAAGAGATTTTTTAGATGTCCTGGTACACATTAGAAAATTACGGTGGGATTGCTATTTCATCATTCAAGATGTGAGCATGTTAGATAAGCAACTTAGAAAAATTCTAGCTGAACATGTTGTAATTGTGCGCCGCCTAGATCGTGTGTCCGTTCCTATCATTTCCATGGTGGCTAGATTAGGTGGCATAGAAACCGTATTACCTAAAGCGCATATTGCTCAAATATTCTATGGCGACCACCAAGGGGCAAGCATGGTCAAAATGGAAACTTTCTTAGGTCGCGGTTTATACGATGCCTATGATACTGGCCAAATTTTTGATTCACGCAAAGACACTATGTATTCTGTAATCCCCCCGCTTAATTTGAATGTTTTAAAAAATGTAAAATGGAGTCCAAAGAAAATCATGCAATTAACTAAAATCTATTTAAAAAAATATTCGAAAATAGTGGTTGCTGTCGCTGGCTGTTTTCTCGGCTCCCTTATGACTGGCTATTTTGCTTATAGTGATAATGCTGGGCTAATTGAAACGCTCGAAGCTAACAAAGAACGGATAGAAGAATTAGAAACCAGTAAGCCGGCCCCAATAATTGAAATTGACAAGACAGCCAAAACAGCAAAAAAAATCGAAAAAAAGCCAGTGGCCAGCATTGCTGAACGCTATCGAATTATTGGGTATATGAAAATTGGCGACAATACCACCGTATACACTTTGATCGATCGCAAGACTGAACAGGAAATAACGTCCGAGCTTATCGCCTCCATGGGATTCAAGATTCAAGATCGCGGTTTTTGTTCTGCTCTCGCTATCAACAAAGCTACCAGCTCAATCGAGCGCCTTACGTGTATGTAACCTGATATGCCGTAGGCATGACAACGCTCTTAAAACCTCGCCTCACCAACACCGCCCAAATGCGCCATAAGCTATCCTGGTTAAACCCTCTGTAAGCCCGCACACTGTAAAACGGCTCTTTTCTTTGGCTTCCCTGTTGCCTGTGTGTCTATCGCGCAGCGATAGCCACACAGGCAATTAGGGTAGGGACTACTTAATAACCCTACCCTTGTTCCAATCTGAAACAAAACGCTCATTATTT